GGTGTAATCCTCAAATCCCAACCCCGCGACCCCCGCGGGGCCAGGGGGCCCGGGGATGGGGGCGCGCGTTTCGAGGGCCACGACGCGATCCCGCATCGCGGCCCCCTCGGCCGCGGCGGTTTCGAGGCCGCGCACGCGCGCCACCATCGGGGCCAATGCGGCCTTGACCACCGTTTCGATGACATCGGCCAACGCGGCCACGTCGGGGGCATCCACGGGGATCGCGGGTTCACTCGCCATCGGTCACCCCCGCCCAATCCTTGCGCATCAACGCCAACGCCAAGGCGGCAAAGGCCGCCCGTTTCACCGTGGGCGCGTCATCGTCCGTGGGCGCGTCGGTGGCGTCATCGGTGGCCGCGGCCTCGGTGGGCGGCACGGTGGCGGGCACCGTCGACACCGGGGCGGGCGTGGGTTTCGCGAACGGTTGATCGCGGTCGCGGTCATCCAACGCGGCCAATGAGTAGTTTTGTTGTTGCATGTAGGGGGTGTGACCCCCCTTGACAGACCCCAACCCGAAATACTTTTTGCGGGCCTCATTGGGGGCCATGGCCCCGGATCCGATGGCATCGGCCGCGGCCTTGGTTTTGGTCGCGGTATCCATCCAAATCAGATCGTCCACATCAAATTCGGTTCCGTATGCGGTGCCCGATAACCCCAACCCCTCATCCAATGACAATTCCAACGACGCGATGTGACTTTGCAGACATTGCGCGTGGTATTGCTGCAACATCGGTTCAACGTTGGCGAATGGCGGGGGCGGGCCCACCCCGATCATGAATGCGGGCACGTGGAAACACGCGCAAATGGTTTCGGCCGTCCATCGCAATTGTTCGATTAACTGCGCATCGGATGCGTTCACGGTCATGGGTTCATATTTCAACCCGTCGCCCAACACCGCGACTTTGCCCACGTTGGCCCCGGTGAAATTGGTATCCCAATATTCCTTGAGTCGTTTTGCGGTGTCGTCCGCTATCGCGCCCGGGGCCGTCAACACCCCACCCGGATTAGATCCGCCCGCGAAAAACCGCGATGAGGTTTGTTGAATCGTGAGGCCTTGCAGGGCCGACAACCCGCACGCGTATAACGGGGTGACCCCGACCAAGGGGTGGAACAACGGCACCATCAAATCGTGGATGATTTCCGACGCGGGCACCGTGACGGTATCGGGGCCGGTGGGGCCCAACCCCGCCAAGTCATCCCGCCGCAATTCGTAATAGACGGCCCCATCACTCGCCACTAGCGGGGTCACGCGCGTGGGATCCAACACATACAGGGCGCGCACCACCCCGCGTTGGTCACGTTCTTTCAACACATACGTGTTGCCGTGCACCAATTTGGATGTGACCCATTGCTCAATAAATTTGATGATCGTTTGGTAGCGGTTGGGTTTCCGCAACACGGGGGAATAGGCGGGGTTGGTCGTTTCGCGCCAAATCCCCTCACTATCCGATTCGACCAACCGCAACCGCATTTTGGCGATGTCTTGCGCGATCAACGTCACGCACGCGAACACCGCGAAATAGGACAAGGCCGAATCAGGGCGAATTTCCGCGTTTTCTTGCCACGCGCCCGTGTAGGGTTCACGGATGATCGGAAACCATCCCCCGCGGCCCGCCGCGGTCCCGGTGTTCATCGGGCGCAACGTGGCGGATTTCCGCGCGATCAATTCCAACCCGAATAGTCGCAATTCCATGTGGGCCGTGTTCACGCGGGGCACGGGATCCCGATCCCCCGTGCCCCGCGGGTGGTGCGTGGGTTATCGACCCGCGGCCAGGACGGGCTGTTCCGGGTTCACGCCCGTTGGGGCGGGATAGGCCGTGGCGGTTAGATACTTGACCGCGTTGGCGTTGGCGCGTTTCCAATTGACGAATCGTTCAGCGCGCAACCCCACACAATTGGATTGCCACAACGACACAAACACGGTCGTGGCATCGGCGGGCGATGCCGGGGCACTATCCATTTGTAGTGAGGCCTCACGTGACGCATCGATGGTCACGCCCCCGTCATCGGCAAACAACACCAACGAGGGTTGCAAGGCGATCACGTTTGTGCCCGCGGTGTTGCTGGTCACGAAATTAAGGCCGCGGTATGACCCGCCCGACAACCCGACCCCGGGAAATTGGGGCGACCCGTCAAGGTTGGTGCGGAACGACAACGCCAACGCGTTGGCGGGCGACATGATGAATGTCACCCCATCCACGGAAATGCCGTTGGCCGCGAAGTGCGACACCAACGCCATGATGTCGGCCAACGGGTTGGCCGTGGCCGCGGCATTGGGCGCGCCATTCGTGATGGATGCGGGATTGACCCCCGCCACCGCCGCCACCGCGGGATCGATGAATTGGGAATCAAGGAATTGCGCGATCCCCGCGATCATGTCTCGTCGGACCAAATCCTCGGCCGCGGGGTTGGACAACCGGACCAATTCCTCAGTCAACACGATGATCCCCGCGGCCTTGGAAATCGCCAAGGTTTCCGCCGAGAATGCGAGTTTGGTCACTGGCTTGGGTTTGTTTTCCCCCACCCATCCATACGTGCCGCCCGCCGTTTGCGCGGGCACTTTGCAATTGAACGGCACGACGCGCAACCCGGGGATTTTTCCCAAGATCGTGGCGGGCCGGAGCAATTCCAAAAATTCGTTCGCGATGTTTTGATTGACCAACGGTTGCGCCCATGTCGCGTCAGTGGTCGTGCCCGGGGCAATCGCGGCCTTGAGATACAGGGCCACTTCCGGGGTGGTGGATTCCCACCGTTTGGCGTATTCGGCCGCCTCATTGACGTTGCCGTTACACACCAATTTTGCGCACGCGGCCCGAATAAATGCGGTGCCCGGGGGCAAATTGGATTTGATCGACACCACGCGCGCCCCGTTGGTGGTCGGGGTGCCGTTCTGGCCCACAATGCGCGTGGCCGATGATGCCGTGAGTTTTTCCAAGTCACGGGCGCGCACCAAATGCGCGTCAATGTCTTTCACGTCAAGGGCCAACCCGTCGTATTCGTCGCGTCGTTCCTCTGGCAACGTGGCATCGGTCGCCCCGTCAAAAATCGCGGCCATGCGGGCCACCTTGGCGGCCCGGGTGTTTTCAAACTGTGTGATTTTTTCTTGCGTGGTCATGTTGTGCGCGCCCTTTGTGCGCGCCACAAACGACTTGGGATCCGTATCGCCGGATGATTGGGGGCCCGACGCGGCCAGATACGACGCGTCCAAGGATTTGATTGTTTGGATCGTCGCGTGCATGTTGGCGGGCACGGTCACCAACGACAATTCGCAAATTTCCGTGCGGGTGAGATGCGCGGCCCCACTCGCCAACCGTTGGGCCCCGTGTTCCAAAATCCGATAGCCCACCGAAACGCCCGTGATCAATCCGGCCTTGATGGATTGCCACGCCTCGTCAATGCGATCCCGCAAGGGCCCGGGTTCCTCAATGAACGGGATCACCGCATCAAAGGCAATGCCCGCCGCGGTCGCGGGATACAACGTCACGCGGCCGATGGGGCGTTCCTTGTCGTGATGGAGTAGCAGGGGGATCGGGTTGGTGAACGTGGCCCCGTGCGGTTCTAAGATGTCGCCCGCGCGGTCGGGCGTGGGCGTGGTCGCAATGCCGGAAATCCGCCGCGTGGTGCCATTGGCGGATTTGACATCAAGGATCGCGTGCGCGTGGTGGATCACCGCACGCGCGATCATCGGGCCACGGGCTAAGGGTCGCTATTTTGTGTTTTTGAATTCGCAGAATTATGCAATTGGCGGCGGATGATTTCGGGCACCGTCACCCGTTCCACGTGCGCGCGTTTGCAATACGCGTCAAACACGCGGCCCGGTAACGCGACCGATACCACGACAGATCGATCCGTAGGATCCAACGGTGGCCGTCCGGGTTTGTTTGCCATTTACGGGCCCCCCAAGATGATCATTTGATACGACGCGGGCGGGGTGTCGTGGTGTCGTTCCATGGCATCAAGGGCCATCACCAACGCATACGCCCCGTCGATGCGTTCCGTGGATAGTTCCTTGGAAAGTTTGACGTTGCCCGCCGCGTCACTTTCCGCCGCGGCATTTGAGATGTTCCACCGCAACACGGGGTGGCCATCGTGGCGCAACCGTTTGGCCAGGATGGCGGCCTCTAGCGATTTCGTGGGGGCCGAGAGGGTCGCAAACCCTTGGCGGGTTTTCACGCACGTCAACCCGTCGCCCTTTTCCAATCGGGTGATCAAATCGGTGGCGTTCCATGGGTCATAGGCCACGATCCGCACGTCGAATTCCCGATCCCACGCCAACACGGCATTGCG